CTCAGGCAAAGTTTGAGTGCGTCAAATGTGGTCATAAAGCCAACGCTGATATTAATGCAGCTCGTAATATTTTATCGGCAGGACATGCCGTTTTGTCTGCGGAGGGAGGATGCAGTAAAGGTCGCCCGTTGAAACAGAAAACTTGCGACGGTCGTGAGAAAGTCGCCTAAAGGCTAACGCTTTTAGAATCCCCCACTTGAGCTTGGCGAAAGTGGTGGGAGTGTGTCAAACAGTCTCGTATTAAAGGTGGGGCAATTACGCTATTATCAATATGAATGCTGTCACGCTTGGTTGCATGCGTGGCCCTATCTATAATGCATAATGCATAGAATATTGTCGCTTATTCACTCTAAACTAGGATGGTTTATGTTAAATCTGCATCATTTAAACAATTCGCGCTCGTTTCGTATTTTATGGTTACTAGAAGAGCTGGAGCTGGACTATCAACTGACCAGTTACCAGCGTACGAAAGCCTACCTTGCTCCTGAAAGCCTCAAGAAAGTTCATCCGCTTGGACACACGCCTGTACTCGAAGTCGATGATCGCGCCTTGGCTGAGTCAGGTTTTATCATTGAGTACCTGCTGAGACACTATGATACCGAGCATCAGTTTAAGCCCTCTGATGACAATGAAGCGGCGTGGGAAGCCTATACGTTTTGGTTGCATTTTGCTGAAGCCTCGGCCATGCCGCCACTGGTCATGCGTTTGGTGTTTAGTAAAGTGGTTGAAAGATCACCCCTGCTTATCAAACCGATTAGCAAAGGCATTCGTAAACAAGTTGAAGATGGAATGATTAATAACAACATCACGAATAACCTAAAACTCATGGAGCAGCAGCTACAAGACAATCATTGGTTTGCAGGTGAAGCGTTTAGTGCGGCGGACATACAAATGTATATCGTGGTAGCAGCTTCTAATGCACGAGCAGGAATGGACAAAGTTAGATATGCCAATTTATTAAACTGGCTCAAGCGTTGTCAAGAACGTCCAGCCTTTAAGCGTGCTGAAGAAAAAGGCGGGACGCCGCAATTTTAAAGATATAATATGCTATGGTGAGCGTTTTTAATTCACATCTAACACAGTAGCGTATAAATAAGGTAGTGTCATGAGCGACCAAAACAAATTGGCCAAGAATATAACGTCTGACAATGAGAGCAATATTCCTGAGCAAATGATCCATGCGCAGCAGGTCTCCATTAAATCGTGGACACAAAAGATATTGGTGGTATTGCTATGTATGGCCAGCTTTTATGGGGGCTGGAAGTCGTACGAGTCCAATATGGTCAATGAGTGTACTGCCAATGGTGGTCAAATGGTTGACGGCCAAAAAACCATGATGTGCCAATTGTCATAGCCGGTGAATGTTATCAATAAGAGAAGCCATCTGTGCTAAAGCTAACCTTTTTAGGCACATCAGCAGGTGTGCCAACCAAACAGCGTAACGTGACGGCGTTGGCGATTGAATGCCTGAATCCTTATTTATCTAAGTCGGGTGATGCCCAGCAACATAAAAAGTCGCGTCCATGGATATTGATTGACTGCGGCGAAGGTACTCAGCATCAGCTTTTGCACACTAAGCTGTCCATGCATCAGTTGAGCGCCATTTGTATCACCCATGTGCATGGAGATCATTGCTATGGTCTGCCGGGGTTGCTGGCGAGTGCCGCTATGTTAGGGCGCCTTGAGCCGCTTACCCTCATTGCACCAAAATTGATTGCCGCGCTGCTTGATGCCATTGTCTTAACTACTGAATTGTATTTGTCATTTGCGATTGATTTCATAGCAATTGAAGAAGTTCTAGAGACAAAAGCGGGTAAGGTTGATATCGCTTTAGATTCCCAGCATCAGCTGAGTATTGATATTACGCCATTGTCGCATCGTGTGTCATCTTATGGCTTTGGCATCACTCAAAATATCCATCGGCTCTCGCTTAACACCAACAAGCTTATGGCAGCCGGTATTCCTGCCAGTAGTTTTTGGGGAAGATTGCAGCAAGGCTTTGACGTGGTGACTGATGATGGTCAGCAACTGCGTTCAGCAGATTATGTCGATAAAGAGGTGCGGCGTACACGTGTCGTGGTGGCGGGCGATAACGATAGACCAGACTGTCTTCGTTCTGCGGTGACGGATGCTGATTTATTGATACATGAAGCCACTTATACGACTGACGTCTTAACTAGGATTCAGTCCAAAAATCCAGACTTTGATCCGATGCATAGTAGCGCGCAACTGGTGGGTAAGTTTGCTCAAAATGTCGGCCTCAAGCATTTAATTCTGACGCATTTTAGCGCCCGCTACCAAAGCTTTGACAATCAGAATAGCAGCACCCCAAACATGGGCCATATCCGTGCAGACGCCGAAAGTTTTTATCAAGGCAGTTTGTGGTTGGCAGCAGACTTTGATCAGTACATGATCAATGGCGCAAATGACTTGGTAGACAGTAAAGAGACGGACCGCGTAGAGTATTTAGGCTCTGCACGCAGTAACTAGACTCGATTTAGCGTTTATTGTCTGCAATGGACAGTTGGGTTTTACCGCTCCAATAACGACTAAATTGATAAGCAACTCGTCCTGAGCGGCCACCACGTTCGGACGCCCAACGTAGCGCATCGGCCCTGATATTATCAGGCAAACTATTACTTTCCAAATGAGTGACTGTATCAGTCTCGGCCAAGATTTTCTGTTGCTCTAAATTCAGATAGTGCTGCACAATCTGTAAATAAGTCTGCTGATCCATGGGGTGAAAAGACAGCCATAACCCAAAACGATCAGACAACGACACGGTCTCATCAACGGTCTCATAAGGGTTGACCTCATCGGTCTGACCATTATAAATGTTGATGTTGTCCTTCATCAGTTGAGGGAGTAGGTGACGGCGGTTACTGGTCGCATAGACCAAGAGTTTGTCTTGCTCCGAATCAAGCGCGCCATCCAAAACGCTTTTTAACGTTCTGTAACTCTCGTCCTGACCGTTAAATGCCAAATCATCGCAGTACACTATGTAACGACACCCACTGTCAGCGGGTAGCGCCTTAATTGCTGTACGGATCTTATCAAGTACCTGTAGATCGTCCCGCGCAATCTCAATGATGCGCAGTCCTTCACTATGATAGGCTTGTAGCAATGCTCGAATCAGCGAGGATTTACCCGCGCCGCGTGTGCCTGTCATCAAAACGTGATTGGCGGGATAGCCTTTTAAAAATTGGCGCGTGTTCTGTACCAGCTTTGATTTTTGCGTGTCAATACCCTGTAAGTCATCTAAACTTAAAAACAGATTGACCGCTAGAGGCTCTAAATGGCCGTTGTGACCACCGACCCAGCGATAGGCCAGCTGGGTAGGGTCTATCTCAACCGTTGGTGTGACCTGCTCCTGTAAGTATTGACTGAGTAAATCCAATAAAGGGCTAGGCAGAGCATAATGAGTAGCAAGCTTAGATGCGTTGATTGGTTGGGACATAATAACTCTAACAGTTCAGGTTGGTTTTGAAGGGCGTAATCGCAGTTTTGTTAGGACTTCACCATATTACGAAAAACAGTATCGTGAAAAATCATACCATGAAAAATAATGCCAGTAATCCATCTATTATACAAGCGTTGCAAGCCCACGCTCAGCAGCTACTGCCGACAATGACGCAAGTATTGATAGCGTTGCAATATAGCGAGATAGCGCATCAACGTTTAGCTCAGCAGAACACCGAAACGCGACATCCTAACACTCATTATTATCAGGGCTTAACGCGCGCTATATATCCGCAGTTCGGTAATGTGATGATTAAATGGCAGCTAACTTCTCATGACAGGGGTTTTTCGTTTGATTTAAATCACGAAGTCGCTATCTTAAAAGCCTTAGATGGTTTATCGAAAACCCAATCAAACGCTATGACTATTGCGCCATCGTTCCTTGCTTATCACAATGTAGAGGTTCAAGCAGGGAAAGAAAATCAGCAGTTAACGGCTCTCGTCATGCCCCACTATCCAAATGGAAATTTGGCAAAGCAGCTTACTGCTCAACAGTATGGGTCATTAACCACTAAACAAAAGCATCACTTTATTGTCCAGGCGGCTTATCTTATAGCCAATCTACATCACACTGGCTGGCTACACAATGATATTAAACCCAGTAATCTCTTGCTCGCTGACATGCCGATAGGCAGCGCTGACAACAGCGGTAGAGTGCCTGATTTATTATTGACCGATTTTGCCTTAGCTGAGAGGTTGGATAAACCAAGAAAGGTAAGCGCTGCCGGCACACCAGCGTATCTTGCGCCTGAGCGCTGGCATGGACAGGGTGCAACGGTACAGAGTGATATCTATGCGTTTGGCATCATGATGGTTGAGATATTAATGGGCGAGCGACCGTTTAAGATACCTACTCACAGTCGTGATTCAATGAGGGATTGGGCGACCCAGCACTGTCAGCAGCCTGTGCCAAAATTGCCGTCAGAATATAGCCGTTACCAGTTTATCGTAGATGGTGCATTAGCAAAGCGGGTAGAGAGGCGGTATAAGAGGATGGAGGCGGTACTGGTCGACTTAGCAGGTTTGTGATTACGTTGAAGGGTTCTGAGTGTTAGACTAAAATCCAGACACAAAAAAACCTGCTAATAAGCAGGTTTTGATATTTGGTCTAAGATGTACTATCCGAAAATGGTGGGGCTGGAGAGACTCGAAACCTCTATGATTATTAACTTCAGAATTTTTGGGGTGCTAAGTACATGATATTGTTGGTATGTAGTATTGATTTAAGTAGGTAGGGCTATCCCATAGTAATCCCACGTAAGATATAAGCAGATCGTGAGCGTGTCCAGTGCACCGTCTTATTTGGATGTTTTTAAATTTTTGGGGGTGGTATGCAAACTAGGTAATATAGGTAATCATATTGATTTTATTAGGTTTTTTATGTAATTTAGAGGTAATTATTAAGTAATCCAATACACAGCTAAAAGGTATTAATCAAGAAACTATAAAATATATATAAATCATATACTTATACTATATATGTAATAATAATTACTTTTGATTACTATATTAAGGTATTTATAAATAATAATAATATCAAATACTTATATCTAATTTATTAAGCTATTACTATGATTACCTTATATTGCTACCCCTGTGGTATTTTATTACTTGAATCTATAAATGAGGTATAAAAAAAGCCCTATATTTAGGGCTTTTTGCTGATTGCATTATTGGCTGTTGTCTAGTGCATTGGCTAAGTTGCGGATGATATGGCGCGTGTCACTGGGGATGAATTTGCCATAGTGTTTGTGGATCATGTCTGTATTTACGTGGCCCAGTTGGTTGGCTAACCATTCGGCGCTGATAATGCCTGTCGATAGTACTTGGCTTGCATAAGTATGACGACCATTGTTTAAAGCGCGATAGGGTATGTCGCATTTATCAAGGTGGCGTTTCCAGCGTTTTTCAAGTTGAGGGTATGTGTAATGGCTACCGGTGCGCGGGTTGTACCAAAGCCACGTTAGATACTGTTCTTCATAGGTGTGGTTGTCTCGCTCAAGTACTTTGACTGCGTGTGGGGTTTTATCAGTTAGTAATTGGCGTTGATTGTCCAAGGCATTTGCTACGATCGGTAGTAGTTCAATTTGCCGTTTACGTCGCCGGTTCTTAGTCGCCTTATGAATGCCTTTCACAAAGCCACGTCTGATATATGCTGTTGCCTGATCAAAATTAATGTCTTCTACGGCCAGTGGCATGAGCTCATGACTGGATAGACCTGACCATAACATGACCGTCCATAAGTTCCGAAAGGTTGTGTCCGTTTCGGTATTGATGATTAATGCGATCTCTTCACGAGTGAATGGCTCGATGTCTTTGGGATCTTTTGCGTTAAGCTTGATGTACTGGCTTGGATCGTTAGGGTTCTTTTGATGGCGTGCCCAGTAACTCCATATTGATCGCCATAAACCTAATATATCTACAATTGTTTTTGGTGATAGATTGACTCTGAGCACTTTGTATACCCAATATTCGACGTCTTCAGCACTGATTTTGCTTATTTGCTTATCTTGCCAGTATGGCGTGATGTGGTTGGCCACTTTACTGGTATAGGTCGTCCAAGTCGTTGGGGAGACTGTACTTTGCTCGGCATTCTCCCAAACTGGGATATAATAGCCAAAATATGATGCTTGTCGCTTTGGTGATGATGGGAATACGGCATCACGGTTAAATATACCCATTTGTATCTGTTGCTCGACCATATCCGCTATTTTTTGGGCGTTAGCCTTGTTTGCTGCGGTTGGTGGCGTGTTTAGTAAGGTTTCGCTGTCTTTTTCACCGTTTATGTACCAAATAATGCGAATACTGGTTTTGAGTGGTTCAATACTGGCCACTTTGGATGCTCCTATGCGTAAAAACGTGTGTAGATAGGTCTTAAAATGCTGATATAACTGGCTTTTACACGTATTTGACGCTATAATAAAGGTCTGGTTTGGTAACTATTGAGCCACTTAAAAGTTCTTGGTTTGGGGCTTTTGGCTCAAATGATTTGACGAAACAGCCCTCACAATTGTGAGGGCTGTTTTTTTGTCCATAGTATAGTCATTTGATAAACCTGTCATCAATGATGATTGAGAACGGGTTGTCTAGATCCAGCTTCATTGTTTTTGCCTTCTTATGCGCCAGTCTGGTCAGTTCGTCTATGCCGTAGGGCTTGTTGTTATGTAAGATAATGCTACCTTCTGGCATTTTATTTACTGGGGATTTCCTACCCATGCGATCACGGTTCAGATGCTCATTGACCATACTTTCATCAGTTGCTATGCAAACGCTGTCACGGCAACGATATAAACTTAATGGTAATGGCATGACTACCTCCGTCCCTCTATATTGTTTTGACAATCGATACAGCGGGTGACACCGCCTAAGCGCTGCCGGCGCTCAGGAATATCTTCGCCACAATCGATACACTCTGCCAGTGAGGGTTTATCAAAGCGTGCAGCCTTGGCTAAGTTGCGTTCTAACTCTTCTTGCGCCTGGTCGTTGGCGCGGTCAATAATATCGCTCATTCAGTTTATTCCTATTTTGATTTCAGTTAATTTTTCGTATTTACGTTCTTGATAGACTTCGACCTTGCAGCGCATTTCAATCTTGTCTTTGTTGATGCTGTAATGCTTGCCTTGATAGAGATCTCGCTGCTTGTGCGTTGGATGCATTGAGCAGTCAATCATCTGACCGCTCACGGTATCAAAGGTCAGCCAATGTAAAGGGCTTTCACGGTTGTAAGGGAATAGGGCACGGACTAGGTTCATCGACTTGCCTCCGTTTTAATTGCCATATCAATAACTATGTTTTTTGCATTACCCATCAGCTCAAGGAATATCTCTTCTTGCTCGTCATCAAGATAGCCGGCGTTGTCGATGACTTCTTTTATGGAAAGAGATAATTCGTGCTCACGTTGGACTGGTGGAATGGTTCGGATAAAGGTTAAAGCCAATAGTTCAAAAGTGGCGTTGTGCTGTAGCTTTGAGGCTTCTTGCTGCTGCTGATGTTCTATCGCCATTTGCATTAATTTGTTTAAGTCCATTTATTTGGTTTCCTTATGCGTAAAGTGGCCAACTGGAGCAGGGCACTCTTCATTGATAATTTCTAGTTCATAACAGTGACCGCATAAATCCGCATGAGGTGCTTCGCTTTGACCAAGCCAAAGCTCGCAGCCACATTCGTTGCAATCACCGTCACTACCTTTAAAATCGTATGTCATGTTCTTAATCCTTTTCTCATGTAATAGTGACGCCCGTCTTCTCTTAGAGTTGCTATTTCAATCAGACCTTCTTCGTAAAGCCGTTTCGCATAAAGTCTTACGGCTGTTAGGTTTAGCCAAGTCTTAGCAACGATTTGTTCAGGGCATAAAGGTTCGTTACTAGCATTGACGACACGCATGACACAAAAAAGCTCGTTGATGGCGTTGCTCATATCACTTCCTTTTTGGTCTGATATTAAAGACTGGCTTTCTCTTGGGATAAGGGGATTAGGTCCACAGGTACAGCAAACTCCCATTTATTGCCGTCTTTACAGACAAATATGCCGTTTTCATCTTCTTTAATAATGAGCGTCACTCCTGCAGGACTGTTTACATAGGTGCACCAGTTAAGAGCAGCTTCATCACTCTCATCTGATATGACACAATGCACTCCGCCACCTTCATATTTCTTAAGCATTGCTCTAGTCAGATCACTGCCTTTGATCTCGTTTTTTGAAGTTTGTAATGTCATGATGTTTATTCCTTTTTGATTAAGTGAGACTTAGGTTTTTAGGCATTTCAAACACCCAGCAACGAATGCTACGGCCTGTTATTTGAGACGCTACCGTCTTATTTGCTGCCACAAACTTGAACTGTCTAGACTGGCGTAGCGCGTGGTGCATGTCGGATTGTGGCGGTAGGTCATAGCGGTACTCATTCGCAAGCTGATAAATCTCTGGCATGCTGATTGCCAATAGCTCTGGGTTTTTGCTGTGGTTGATATGCAAGCGGCGGATGTGATGACCAGCACCTTCGATTGCGTTGGGCGCTGCATTCAATCGTTCGAGTACATCAAAGAATTGGATATTGAGCGGATGCTCGGTATCAAGCGTCTGATCGCGTTCGGTTGCCATGTTAAATACTTCCTGCTTAACGGCTCCGTCCAAGCGTTGCAAGTCTGGCAATACCAGTTTCATCGCATCAAACATGGCGAGTATCTGCGCGTGGCAATGCGCGACACGGAAAGCTTTGACACCGCTGTCTTTTAACCAGTTTTCGTGCGCTATTTTGGTATCAAAAAATACCTGCAGTATCTTGTCTTCCATCTTAAGTATATCTACTAAGAAATGACTGACATCTTCGGTCTGTAGCGCCTCGATGCGTCTAGCTGCTGCTTCAGAATCTCGGGTCTGGTTGTCCAATGCAAAGAATAGGTGGCAGATACGGCTTAGTACTGCTTTGGACGCCACCACGGGCAAATTCTGACTGATGACGATAGTGCCGCGAAACGGTGGCTCGTAGACTTCGTTGCCGGCTGACTTGACACCGCGTGTACCAATGGTGCCGCCATCATATAGGTTTTTTAGTTCATCCCAATTGAACTGACTATTGCGACCAGTGCCGGCGCCGTCACGATCAGACTCAATAAAAACGCTAGGCATGTTTGAGGTTTGTGATAGTGAGCGTAGACGACCGGCCTTGGTGGTTTTGTTGGGATCAATACCCTCGTAGCCATCACGACCTATCAAGCGCCAAAAAAAGCTAAGTAGGGTTGATTTACCCGTGCCAGGCTCACCAACGATTTCTAGAAAAGGAAAGGACTTTTGACGGTCGCGTACTTGCTGGGCAAACAAGCTTCCCATGAAGCCGACCAGACTAATAACGCCTTGCACACCCCAGCCAGATATGATGTCTGCTAACCAGTTGGCTGGATCTTTGGGACGGTCACCGATTCTGATATTTGGACTGGCCGCGAGTGTCTTTAGGCTTTTATTATTTGGCAGGTCAAAATAATCATCAGCATTGAGCGGGTAGCTCTGACCGTGACGAATCGCGATATCGTTAAAAATGTAGGTCTGATGGTCTTTGCTATAACCAATAAAGTCGATGGTTTCTACCGTCTTGATGCCGTTAATCATGCGTCCTAGCATAATGTCGAGCTGCTTTGAATTGCCTTGATAGATGACGCCAGGTGCGACTGATAATAGGCGCTTTTTGAATTCACCCGCTGCAGAGAGTTGGCTACCGGTAAAGGTATTTTTGGTGTCCGCTTGTGGTGTGCGAATACGAAAAAAGTACCATGACTCATCGGTGACAAGGTTTTGCTGATAGTAGAGCGCTTGCGGTTGGCAGTTCATAATCTGAGTGACGGTCATGCAGGACTGCATCAAGTCGTCATGCCATAGCTGTAGCGCTTCTTTGAGCTCTTCTTCAGTATTGAATAGATCTTCTGTCGGTTCGCTTTCTGCGTCCATTTGCTTGGCTTTATCAAAACTCTCGCTGTCTACTTTTACCCAGTAGGTGCAACTGTTGAAAAACATGTAAAAGCTAGTGGTGCCATACTGGTTGTACGTCAGTAGCGCCTTGTCCTTTGCTGTCTCAGCAATAAGCAGCTCACCATAAAAGCGGTAGCGTTCAAGGTCTGACTTGGTAAGTTTTCCCGCTTTGTGTAGGTCGTTCCAGTCATCACCGTTACTGTATTCGCTCGACTGAGCGGCGGTGACATCCCAACCGTTTTGACGTGCGGTAGCTACCAACTTGTCAGTGGCTTTGCGTCCGGCATTATCAGGATCTAATGCGATTACTAGCTTGGGTAGGGGCTTGCCAAGCTCAATCATTCGCGCTTTGATTTGCGCCAATGTATGCGCTGGGAAGTTACCAGCAGTAATATTGCTAACAGCATGTAGACCGTTCTCAGTCAGTGCCATGGCGTCAAAGATGCCTTCAGTAATCCACAGCTCTTTCACATATGACCAGATGCCATGCTGTAGGTGCAGCTTTGGTGGTAACCAAGCATGACCTTTAAATTTAAAGCCTGTTTGCACGCGTGCTTTTTTTATATTCGCGGCGGGTTCTATCAGGCGTTCCCAATACCCTAGAGTTTGCCCTTCGCTTGTGATGTTGAAACGGACACTAGGACAAGTAAAATCAGAATAGAAGTCTTTGAATACTTCTTGGGTATAGCTGCCTTGCCATTTGACAATATCAAAGCCACGTCCAGACTGAAGGTATGCATCAGCCGTGGCATTTGGATTGCTGGGTGTTGGTGGATTTTTCTTCGTCCAATTGGCGAATATATCAGGATAGATATCACGAGTAGATGCTTGATAATTGCACTTATTAGCGCGACCACACTGGATCGTCCACGGCGCATCTGCACCGGTGAATAACTCTTTTTTATTACATGATGGGCAGCGGCCATAACGCAAAAACTGACGGTCGCTGGAGAACTTTAGCGCGTAGTCTTGGATAAGACGCGGGATCAGCTCGTCACGCGTCTCGTTACTCATAGTTTGGGCTGTCATAATTGGCTCGTAATCTGGTTTGGTGGTTTGGTTTAAGGGTGGTTATTTGTACTTGATACCGCAAAATGGGCAGAAATTAAAAAATATCGGTAATTTTTTGGGTGTTTTTCTAGTCGTCATGTCTAATTCCAAAGTTGTACTAAGTCTCATGACTATCTGCCAATCTATCGTTGTCCAACCTAAGTCTTTAAAACTAATTTTGGTGATACTATTCTTGTACTCATCACGCTTATTAAGGTTCCTGGTTAAGTCTTTTGGTATATCGACCAAACAGCTGCAGGAATCTCGGGTTTGTTCGCTTTCTTGACTCATGGTTTATTTCCTTATGGTTTGGTTAGGCATTAGCGCTGATTGGTTTGTCTTGCTGCTTGTCTGGCTTGACTATCGAGCGGATATACTCTTGCTGAGAAACAAAGATATGTCCGCATTCATCGTTTTTGCAGCGGTGTTCTATATCGCGTAAGTAGTCAGTAATGACGCGGGTACGCAGGATTAAACAGTTGGAATGACAAGCTGGACAGCGCATATATGACCTCTTTTAGTGTTTGACGATGAGTTGTAACTCTTTATCTGTTTCAGCGAGTGCTTGTCTCAGTGCCCAAGCGACAAACTCATCGACGCTTACTCCATGCTCGGCAGCCTTACGCTCAAGTAAGCGCTGCTCTGCAGGGGTTGGGTGGATATAGACATCGTTAGGCATGGCTGGTGACTCCTGAGGTACTGACCGGTGCTTGTGTCATCGCCCAAAAGTGACCTAATGGCATCTCGACTGTGTTTTGTGATGGCAGTATCATAGCGATAGGTTGTTCATGAAATACCAGGTCATGGATCTTGCTCATGGCAAGCTGTCTGACCAGTGTGGCCATCTCGATACCTGACCGCTCGGAGTGGGCCAGTAATATCTGATAGTCGTAGTGATCGACACTGATTTTGATCGGGTTATCGCGTAGTTTTTTGGTGTTTGGGTTCATGGTTTGGTTTCCTTCTGGTTTTGGTTTTAGTGTTGCTTGGACTGCTCTAGCTCTAGACCAGCCTGATAGCGACGGTATGCAACATAGCTCATGGATCGAACTTCATTACCAGCTGTGCTTACCAACTCTTCATGTTCATTTGGCGTTAGCCGTAGCTGTATGGGTTTGCGTTTACCATCTTTTAGATGTGGCAGCTCTCCCTTGGGCGTTGCCTGTAATGTTGTTTCAGTCATTTGGTGGTATCCTATAGCTAATTGAAAGCGTGTTAACGTGGTACGGTTTAATAATACAGTCAAATGAAAGTATTTGCAATCATATTATACATTCAAACGAAAATATAAGGGGTGTGCTGTGGAGTCAATTGAAGTGGGGAAGCGCTTAGAAGCAGAGCGTCAGCGTTTGGGCCTTATGGCAGTTGAGGTTTATGAAGAGCCAACTATCAGAATTGCTCAAACAACATATAAAAACTATGAGACAGGCAAGCGTGATATGCCTTCATCATTGCTAATTAAGCTATGGAATATTGGGTTTGATGTGATGTATGTCTTGACTGGTCAGCGTTTAGAGGATATTGCGCTTGATGTAAGATCTCATAAGGATCTGCCGTCATATCATCAGAGATTGATTAATCTACCCGATATACTGGATCTAGAAAGCCCTTCAGATAGGCTGTTGGGTGCGATGTATCACGCAGAGGAAGCGTTGGTACAAGCCGGGGCAAATGCCAATGAAGACTATGACTATAAGATACTGGCAACATTAGGACTGGGTTTGATCGATACAGTCAAATGAGGCAATTGAGTAAATGGTAGGCACAAAAAAAACCAGTCACTCGGACTGGTTCCTTATACTATTGAGCTGTTAAAACGCATTGTCTGACATATCTTTTTGACTGTGTACCAAGTCCAGTAGGTCGCTGCTGGTCATGCTGATACGGGCATTCGGGTCTGCTACGTGCAGTGTCTCTGCCATGTCAATGATGATGCCACGCAGTGATTGAATGGTGTCTCTATCAATGGTCTGCTGTTCATGTAGCTTTAATGCTTTGGTTTTCCAAGCTTTGGCATCTGTCTCCCACTTGCCATGCTTGACTGGTATCTCTGCAAAGGTTACTTGGGATAGTTCGAGCGCAATCTCGTCTGTCTTAGATTTTTCTAGTGGAATGGTCTTGTTAGTATGACCATACTCTAAACGTATTGCATTAATTCTTTTACCATCTAACTCGGAATTAAAAGCAATGGTCGAAGGTTGTAATAGCTTGGGTTCTTCTAAATCGTAGAGAGCGTCAACTATCTCCATATGCGTAATAAGTTTGCCACAGTGTGACTGTATGAGCTGCTGTACCTGATAGATATCCAGTGTCATCATTGTTGGATGAGTAGGCGTATGGTCGGTTTTGATACTATGCTGACGTTCGCTGACAAATAGAGCATTAAAGAAATTGCGTATGATGCTTTCATGGTTTGCGCTAGTATCGCCTTTCATTATGTAGTCACCGCGATTGTCAGCTTTGGTGAGTGTTTTAGGTTTAGCGGTAGTTTCTTGTGCTGTGTTATACTTTGACATACTGATTAACTCCATGAGTTATTTGGTTAAAGGAATTAACTTTAGTTAGGTTGATTTCTTTGGTGTTAAAGGCAGACCGAGTACTTTGGCGAGTGCGGTCTGCCTTTTTTATGCGCTGACATAATTGCAGGTGACGATATAGCAACTGCTGACTGCGTAGGTAAGTATTGATCTGCTGGGTGGTGTTAGGTCTATTTAGCTGTGACACGGGCTTGCTCCTCTTTTATCATTACAATTAATTGTGATGTGACTGAACGGCAATTGTCTTTTGCGTGTTGTTTGAGCCAATCCGCTAAATCATCTGGTATACGAACGTTTACTTGCTTATCTTGTCTTGCCATTTTCATGTATTCCTGTGTATGTTAGCAAAACGCTATGTTAGCGTATTGCTATGTTAGTATAATGCTAGTATTGAAGTCAATAGTTTTTACTAGCATAATGCTAGTAATGTTTAGTTGGGTTATTTCTATGAGTACAATTCAGTTTAATTTGCGAGTTCCTAAAGAGCTAAAAGACAAGATAGATAAGGCTTCAGCAGAAAGCGGACGATCTATTAACGCTGAGGCTGTCTATCGTATGGAGCGAAGTTTTATTCAAGAAGAGCTGTCCGTTCCTATGAATGTAATGTTCGATGATGATTGGTTTGATGCTACTGGATTAACCAAAGAGGAGTTTGGCAGCTTTGTTAAAATGGCTGTGCATAGTGGTGTTTCTAAATATAAGGTAGATAAGGATGGCTGATTTGAAAAAAGGATTTTTGCTTGGATTAGTTGCGCTAGTATTGGTTGGCTGTGGTGACCTTGAACCTCAATCTGAGGTTGTAGCAGACAATGAACGCGCAGTAAGCCGTGACACTTATGAGGGGGATTGGCCATTCACTGCTGATAGCGGTACGTTGGGCTGCATTGATAAGGCGGCTTATTTTGATGCTGGCAATGAAACTTATGCGCTAAGCGGCTTTAGTCGTGCTTATTCTGATAGTAAAGGGCTTGGTTGGCTGCCAGTTGACCCTGAGCAGACCTTTTGGTTGGACAATCCTGATATTGCAGGGGCAAAGATTAGTGTTGGTAATATGACTTCTGATGCCTTAAAGCTTTGTGATAAGTAAAGGGGATAAGCAGTGATTTATGTTTTTTGGTTTATCGTCTTTGTTGTGATTTTTAATTTATGGCTTAAATATACTAAGAGCGGCAGACGCTACAATGAAAAATTAGAGGCAGACACGGCTGCCCGTAAACAGGTCAAATTAGATAAAAAACAGGCCAAACTAGACAGAGAACGATTATCTTTACAACCACAACATGATAATTCGCCAACATCGTCAGCTAACACTAATTCTCAGTATAATCGCAGCCGTTACAGTTATGACGGCTTTGAAGATACGTCAGATGACACAACCATCTATCCGATGACGCATTGCATGACTTATACCAATCGAGATGGCATTTCTAGCACTCGTGATATTGGAATGGTTCGCGCCTATCGTCGTAGTAAACGTTGGTATATCGATGCGTATTGTTATCAGCGCGGTGAAGTCAGAACTTTTGCTGTTGAGAATATATCCAAACTAGAAGACTTCATTGAGGGTAATACTTATACTGCAAATAATATGATTCGTGAACATATCAAGTCTTATGAGTAACCTAGATCCCAGCCTCACACTTAATACCAGTACTATAACCACTGCCTGATAGGTCATGTGTCACTTCTACGACCGTCCATTGATGTTGATCAATATAAGGTCTAAAGCCTCTCACTGTCGCAGGGCTATCAGCAATAATATCAGGACGTGCTACTGCTAACGTCAAATCAAAGCTCGCCACTTGGCGGGCTTTTTTATTGGCGCTCGCTTTTGCCTTGGATACTGCCTCTGATTTACTCTTGGCAGGTTTAGTTAGTACATGAGACTTGTCATTGGGTAGGGCGTCCATCGGTTTGGACTTACCGTCTTTGACGCTGATATGCTTAGTCTTACCCGATTTATCATCATGATAGCTTGCTGTCGTCTCGTCATAGTCGCTGGTACGATCGGCGCGACTATAACGATGACTGTCGCCAGACTGACGAGTGATAGTGACTTCTCCCAATGCTGTCCCTGAAGGTGATCTTGCATTGGCAATCGGTTTGATAATCAGCCGTCCCGCCTTAATCGTACACATCAAATCATGGTCATCACAAAGCCTGGTTAATAGATTGATATCACTCTCACGGTGCTGATCGATATGATCGATCATTATTGCTGACACTGCATTATCAATGGCCAATATCAATTCATGACGTTTGGCCACACTCGACGCTATTTCACCAAGCTTGTGCTGATGGTAGCTGTCACTGCGTTTTACCTTCAATGATGACTTGAAATCGGCTGACTTGGCGCGGATCTGAAGCTGGTCAGGTGTGCCACTGTGCTCGGCTTGATCAATGGTAAATGTGCCTTTGTCTATCATATCACCAGTATCAGGCATCGCGAGCCATAGCCTTATCTCATTACCATTGGTAGGTAAGGGCAGCGCCGCGTCATGATCAGATAGTGTCAGTGATAATTCATCTGCTTCAGTACCACGCTTGTCTGTCATTGAGAGACTAATCAGACGCTTCTCAACCTGCGCTGTGCGATCAATACCTTCGATTGTGAGCTTGAATAAGTTGGTCATACGTCTGCTCGATCTTGATCTAAGATGGCTACTTGCTCACGCTCGCTATCATCTGCCAGCTTGAGTGCTAAGCTAAAGCTAATTTTGCGAGCAGTGCCATCTGACAATAAGTGTGATTGAGTCTCACTGATGTCAGTGATGTAGCACATGCCATAGTAGTAACCATTGCCATTCATGAGCGCGTAGGTCTTACCAGTGGCGGCCATATCACGTAATTCATCTAACGACACAATACCGTTGGTGATCTCTGGATATAGTGTGCCTGATAGCGATATGTCGTCGTTATCTTGGCCTATATACTGCATATGTGGTCTGGTACCGACAGCGTTGCCAGTGCCAAAACGATAACCAGACTTGCGCGATATCTCATCAAATGCCGCGCTGGTGGTCTCAAATACAAACAATCCTAAACTGGCTAACATAAAATAATCCTTATATGCCCTTAATCAATATCAGATAAGCGGCTACTCTGACGTGCCATTTGATTGCGTTGTTCTGCTGCCAATGCGCGCTGGACTTCACGCGCTACGGCTTGCGGATCGGTTGCGCCATGAATGTTGATAGTGATATTGCCACTACTCATACCGCCCATCATCGCCATACTAGACTGGCCACGAGGCGGCAAGATAGATTTGCGGCTGTCGATACTGATAGGTGCATAATCATTGATTTGGCCAGCGATAGATTTAGTGGCACTGACGGGGATGCCAGCATTGGATAATATGCCACGTCCCAAGCCTTGCATCATATAACCGCCATAGCTGTCAAAGACTCGGCTAGGGCTGTGAATGTCCATTCCTTTTGAACCCGTAAATGCACCCTTGATACGTCCAACGATATTGCTGATTGAGTTGATCACCGCTTGCGCCCTGCCTAAGATGCCGTTTTTTAGCCCTTCGAGCATATTGGCGCCGTACTGCCTGAAGGTCGCACCCAGACCAGCCAAGTAACCCCAGACGGCAGAAAACGCTGCCGTAAAGGCGCTGACTGGACTAAAATTCGTTATAAAGGATCTAAGCGCCTGAATGCCCATATTGAATATGGCTTTGATACGTTCCCAAAGCGCCGCAAACATCGGCCCTAGGGTGTCCCAGTTCTTATAAATGGTAAAAGCCAGTACTGCTAATGCTAGGCATAGTGCCAAAATAGGGTTTGCCATGAGCGTGAGCGTCAATGCTCTAACAGCACCACCAATCATACCGAATGCTTTGGCCAATAGCCCCAACGGTGTCAGTGTCGTCGGTAGTCCCATCGTGATCAGTGATGCACGTAGTAATGCCATAGGGCCTAAAATAGTTAGCATGATCGCGCCTAGGCCACCAATAACGACTGCACCAATGGCTAACGTGGCGAACATTGTCCCTAGTACTGACATTAGCTGTGGATGAGCATTGGCGAACGCGGTCAAACGCTGGGTCATGACCGTGATCGTCTGAATAAATTCACGTAGCGCACCGCCGTTGGCATTAAAAATGGAGGTTCTAAGAGCATCAATGGCCGACGTCATCGCTTTGTAGTCACCTGTTGTATTGTCGCCCATCGTTTTTGACAATCCAGCGGCTTCTCCTTGAGCGTTTTGCAAGTCAGTGATTAATGTTTGTAACTTGCCATTGCCAGCTTCAGCAACTAAGACAGCTAAAGCACCACCGGCTTCTTCTCCCGCAATGCCTTTGAACAATTCTGATTGTTCTGCATTACCCAAATTTTTACTTTTATCGTGAATCTCTTTTAATATATCTGGCATTTGGCGCAAGTTACCATTTGCGTCGGAAGTCTTAATACCTAATCTATCAAGTGCCTCAATCGTCGCTTTTGGGCCTGCTGCCATTCTAGACATAATAGCCCGCATAGCTGTACCGGCCATACTCGCTTGGATACCTGCATCGCCCAACTTACCAGCCATTGCTGCTGATTGCTCTAATGACACACCTAGTAGTGCGGCGCCTGGTGCGGCATACTTCATGGTTTCGCCAAGCATTTCAATATTTGTGTTTGAACGGGTAAAAGTACCTGCCAATACATCGCCAAGCTTACTCATCTTAGAGGGGTCGATCTTCATGCCTGAGAGAATATTTGACGCGATATCAGCTGTTCGGTCTAACTCCATGCCACCAGCTAAAGCAAGATCAAGCATCCCGGGCATGGCAGCTCTTACAGATTCAGGTGTAAAACCAGCCATCGCTAAGAACGTCTGTCCAGCCGCGGCATCGGCTGATGTGAACTGAGTAGACGCGCCTAGCTCTTTAGCTTGTGCAACAAGCGCTTGATACTGTGGACTGTTTTTATCCAGACGAGTGACCGCTTGAACTTTACTCAGGTTCTGTTCCAACTCAATACCGGGCTGAATAAAACGAGCGCCAGCATAGGTTGCTGCTGCACCGCCTACGGCCAGTCCTAGGGCTTTGTTCCGCATATCACCCATTTGCTGTGATTGACGTTCAAGCTGTCGAACCTCGTTCATCCGCCGCCGCTGCTCTGCCAGCTGCTGATTAGTGCGCTCGATATTACGCGCAAGCTCACGCTCATGATCAGATAGATTATTGGTGCTAATACCTGCATCTGATAAACGACCGCGTAGCTGCTGCAGGTGTTGACGCTGACTATCAAGGCGAGCATTCAAGCGCTGTGATTCACGTCCTGCAGCCTCAAATTGACGAATCAATGTGGCGCTAGGATTGGCCGTATCGCGCATTTGCTGCTCTAACTGCTGTAGTCGGGCACGGCTACGGGTAGCAGCCTCTGAGGTTTCGGCTAGCGCTTGTTTTTGTTGTCTGAAGCTGTTGATCAAGCCTTGCTGTGACTGAAGTTTACGCGCTGCTTGTGCTGTCTCACCAAACTGACGACCTAAGCGATCGGCTTGGCTAGCGATTGAGCGCATGGGTGCAGTCATGCGGTCGATAAGTTCTATCTGTGCTCGAAAGCTTAGGTCTGCCATGTATTTGCGCCCACTTTATTGTTGATATCAATGATGCTGATGTTGTCCTGGTTTCCTCATTCGTGAAGGAACCAAGTTATCATTCATCAGGGTTATTACGGATACGCGCTCGTTCGCGCCAATCGGCAAGCTCTTCGATCGTCATGTGATACATCGCCTCTGGTGTCCAGCCGAACACCAAGGCGATGTCTGCCATACAGTCTTCTACGCGGTTGGGATAGCTGCGGTTTCTGCTTGCAACTGATGTTTCGCCTTGGTAAAAAAACTGGCAATAGTTAACCCCACATCCATCAAATCAGCGGCATCCATGTTTTTGACTTCATGCTCATGGATAACTGGGTTACTGATACGAGGGAGTACTACGGCTAGGGCATCGACTTTGGCCATTGAAATGTCAATCAGTGATTGGCCACGCAAGTCGCCGCCCATTGGACGACGCAGGGTAAATTCTTTAATCTCTTTTTGCTTGTCGCCAGTACCGCGAATGATAGGGTAGTCTAGTTCGATAGTTGGCATATCATTATTGTTCATGGTGTATCCTTAATCAGTAATTTTTAGTCGATGTTTTAATCAAATAGGTGTCTGGTTTGGCCACTTAATTTGTATGATTAATTTAGAACGTAGTGAATAGTCCCATTGCTTCACGGATCTCTTTTAGGCGGTCTTCACCATTGACGATACACTTCATCGCCATGGCATCAATCTCAATGATGTCTTCACCGTCTACGACCAGCCTGTAATACGCCAATGAATACTTGAACGACTCTTCTGTGTCGTCACCTAGCTTGGCGCTACCAGGGTCGATCTCTTCTAAGCGACCACGGCAATAGATATCGACAGCCGACACACTGCAGTCATCATCACGCTGATACGCACCTGAATACGACAAGACGACCTTATCAATACCAGCACGCGCAAAGTCGCGGTACAAATCTGCTTCGTGACCACCGCATTTGATGGTCATCTCCATGGCTTCTTGGCCCAAGTCGACCTTGACCGGCATATCCATACCACCAGCACGATACTCTTCGAGTACGCGAGTCAGTTTGGGCAGCTCAATCTCTGGGATCTGACCTTGATAGCGTTTTTGGTTACCAAGGCCTTTGTAAGCCATGAAGTTCTTTAATTTACGAGGTAACATAGGGGTTCCTTTTTTAGTAATAGGGTCGTCAGGTGGCTATTAGGCCGCTGCTGCTACCAAGTCGGCAAAGTTGACCAGGTATGTATCTGTGATCGTCTGATTTAGGTTAAGGTTCTCTAAGTTAGGAACTGGGGTAAAGTCATAATCTAGATACAGCTTGCCTTGCATGAGCAGCGTTTCGCTGTTTAGCTCGGTGTTGTACCAGCATTTTGCACCGATTAAATAGCCGAAATTGACCATCTCCTGCAGCTTGGCATTGATGGCACGAATGATGTCACGGACAGTCGTTGGCGATAGCGGCTGATCGATGAACTGAAAGCAGCCATTGATGATCGTATCGAGCAAAAACTGCGAGGTACGCACGACCGGCTCAAACATATACTCAGGCTTATCAGAGCAGGTATGACTGCCCCAAAAGCGAAAGCCATTGTGTTGAATGAGGCTGGTCACGTCATTGGCGTTTAGATAGCCGACTTCAGTATCAGGATCTTCTAGATCCCAGGTACGTGGATATTTGATACCACTAACAGTATCAATGGCGACGTTGGACAGCGACTTGACAAAGCTATACTGGTGCGTCTTGTCTAAATGAGCGCGTAATGCTGCGGCCACGGCGATGATTGGGGTTACTTGGGTCATGGTGCTTCCTTATTTTATTAAAACCTACTTATCAGACTGTGATTCTAGGTAGTATGCGTATGTATGAACCTGCCGTTCCTAAGGAGTATGTCGATAAAGACTCTCCCAAAACTCTGACTTTCGTTGCATCCGATAAATCCACATTAAACGTAAAGTCCATATTGTGTGTCGCGGTATTTGTATTTTTAAAAACAACAGAATTTTCGGTAAATGTCAAAGTACCAAAAGTATAGGCGTTAGTTCCGGATTGATTAGCTTTAGTTAGATTCAATGAATCAGTTCCATACCATAATCCCGAGCTACGAGTCTTATCTTTAGCGCTAAGTAATGTAAACAACACGTTATCTAACTCATCGAGTATCTCAAATCTCATAGTATGGCTATCGTTATCTGACGCAGAATTTCTACCATACACAAGTAACTCCCAATCAATGTCGAACATATCTATGGTTTTTATTTTTTCGCTTGTAGATAGTGGTTGTACATTATCGGAATAAACATAGTCAAATAACCCTATATCCTTAGTGTTGCCAAAGTATTCTAACCAAGTAGGAGAAGTTGTGTTAGTAACGTCAAATTTATCTTGGTATCCGTAAGGGCTTGCGAAAGATATGAGTAGGAAGCCTGTTTCTCTATTGGAAGTAACTATTTCGCTTGCATTGCTGATCGGTGATTCAGCATAACCATCGTTATCAACAAACGAAGCTCTGACGGTAATAACTTTGCCCACCTCAGCCGATTTAAGCACATAGGTTTTAATGATGGCACCTGATATTGCTACACTATCAGCGTACCACTGATAATCCACGTTCGTAGGTACGCCGTTTGCGTCTGTGACAATAGCGGTTAGTATTTCCCCGACTTTAGCTGTGCCAATAATTGTTACATTGGCAGGATTGTTCACTGGTGAAGGCGTAACAATCGGCGGGGTTGCTACTTTCCCGCTGGAACGCCCCATTCGCCTTCAATCAACATCAACTCGCGCGCGGCGAACGTATCGCGATAAGCGGCAATATCTTCTTTGACCGTAATCAACGCACCGTCTTCAGCTCGCGGTGAGGCATATACAAATGCGCGGCGTTTTTTGGCGATCTCAATAAGCTTACGTGTCATATCTGGCGTATCAATTTCAGGCGCAATTAAAATCTTAGGCGTAACGCCAAGGCGAGATTGGCAGCTAAGCAATGTATCAACGGTAGCGATATCGACAGGCTCTGACAGTCGTAATACGACTACGCTTGTGTTTTGGATAGACTTAATTGTCTGCAAGCATTGACTGAGCAAAGTATCTTTAGCGCCAGCTTTGGTGACATCATCTGTCGTGATGCCTGTCAGCAATACAGGGGTATCAAGCGGGTATTTAGCATCATCAGCATCAATACTGGTGCTCACCAGTGCTATCGTGCTCGTGCTGACGGACTTGATGATTGGCGTGATATTACTGGTCTCAGTAGCAGTGACACCGTGATGGTAAGTAGTTAATGCCATGGTCTAGATCCTTGTTTTTGTCTAAAATAAATAGTGTTTTAAGCAGTACGTAACCACTTGCCGACCACTTTTGATGGCTGAATGTTATTGTGCGGCTGGTCGCCACCTGCCTCATCTATGTAACCAGTCTCATAGGTACCCGTGGTATCGACAGCTCTATCAGTTTCCTGTGAATCATCATGAGCAATTTTGGTTCTAGTGGATATGCCCAACGTATGACCGTGACTTGCCGACTCTTCAATCGTCAGCGTGTGCTCGTTTTCACCAAACTCATTGCCGATAGTTTTATAGTCGCTAGGATCGCTTGCTTTTTTAGATAGTCCGACTAGCGTACGACCTTCCGCAAATCGCTCCCATGTACCATAGCCATGATGGGTCGCGACAGCAGACGCGTCTGAATGATTGAGGGTTGTCTGGTAAATATCACCAACTTTATATGGCTGTAAATCTAAAAGTCCCGCGATGCCTTCCTCTATCTCGTCTATACGATCTGACAGTAATTGAAACTGGGTAGCCATAAGCTCATCCTGTAATTGATTGATAATATCGTGTAGTTCACTCACTAAAGATTTCAAAGCAAAGCGGTCGGTAACCCAATCGCGAGTAGCGACGATCACATTGCCGTCCATTTCGATAACGACAGTCGCGAGGTTATCCGCAGTAATCGTAAATATAAGCTCCATGTCACCACCAGCGCCTTCAGTGAGCGTTGGGCGATAGCCGCCATGGAAGTTGCCCACATAGACAAGCTTGCCGCTACTATCTGCAATCCCAACTTCATGTAAGTTAAAGCCACCCACATTGGACGGTACAACGGCAGATACTTCAGCCGTCGTGTCATTGACGATCTTGATAGAGGTTACGGCTACTTTTGCTCTTTGATGTACCAGGCTGGTCTCTGTTAAACGTGAATCAGGTAGATATGGCTGATCATTAGCATCACCTAATACCACATCCGTTAAGGCAAGTTGTGAACCAGCTTGGGCATTGGCAATAAATGACTTGCCATAGTCAGTGAGTAATACATAGTAGTTGGCCATTATTGTTACCTAAATAGTTACCTAAGCGTTTGGAGTTGATAGATAAGTGACATTGCCAGTCCGACAAGCGCCGGCAACATAAAATTGCGAGCCATTAACCACACTGGCATCAATAGAGAACTGATCACGGGCAGATTTAACGCTGTCCAGCGCGGTATAGATCTCTTGTTGCTGTTGGACGCTCACGCGACCGCTCGTGATTTTGACTGTAAAGGTATAAGGCGTGCCTTTTGGATATAGCTCATGCCATGCAAGCAAACTATGACCTATGCCTAGGTTTTCCATCGCTTGCGTCAGCGTGTCTTTAGTACCGCGCTGCGCGTTAAAAGCTCTTGCGCCTTTCACCACATCACGCTTTTTAGCTTCTGGCCATTGACCATCCCAATATTCGACGCGGCGTGACCAAGCAAGCCACGGTAAAAAAGCTTCAGGGCAGCTATCAGCATCGATCAGACTGGCAAAAGTAACAGGTAACGCATCAATACGCTGAGTTTGAGTATCAAGCGCTTGCTCAAGCTTGGTGCTGTTTTTTGGTAGTAGCGCATTAGACATCACGGTACTCCACAGCACTGATTGTCACGTCGACACAGTTAGCATATTTGCCATCTGGCAAACTGATATCAGCAGTAGGTTGTAAAAGACTGACACGTTGGACACCCGCTTGATGTAATGCGTGATATAAACCAGATAGCGTGACGTCATAACCTAAGTAGCGTACTTGCTCGATATATTTATCAAGCTGTGCACGGGCTGCAGCAATGACCACGTCTTTATCTGGGCCCGGATAGAGTGTCAGCTCCGCTTGTAGGCTCCAATCCTCTGGCTGACCAGCCGCAATACGCACGCTATCGGTAAAAGGCCGGCGCTCATCCGTATCAACGGCCAGTCTTACTTGTTCACGTAGTGCATCGCTAGCGATCGCATCATTATGGCTTTGAACATAGACCGTCACGCGACCAGGGGAGGCAGTGACGACACTTGCATCACGAACATCACCATCAGCAGACAGTGCCCAAAATAGATAAGCGCCTTTACTACCTGCAGAGGCTCGTTCAGGCTCTAACTGAACACGGCGACGTAAGGCAGTGTCAGATTCCATGACATCAGGGATCGGCGGGACAGCATTGGGATTGCCAGGCTTAACTAATAGACGTGTCACACCAACGCCAGCGGCCATATGATCAAGAGTGGTGCCAGTGGTATAAGCAAGCAGCATTGATTTGGCTGTTTGGTTGATATGATTGGTCTTAGACATCAGACGATAAGCAAACAGCTCAAGGATCTTGGTCAGTGGCTCGCTTTCAAGCGTTAATGCAGCGGCAAGTTGTGGATCTTTGGCTGTCAATTCAGCTTTAAGATCGGCAAGCTCTGCTTCAAAATCTAAAGGCGTTAAAATATCAGGGGCAGGTAGGCCAGATAAATCAATACGGCTCATAGCGCACCGCCTAATGACAGATAAGTACGTTCAATCTTCTTGCTAATCACATAACGATATTCAATCATTAAACTGGCCACGCCTTGTGAGGCACTATCGTCAGTCAACAGCTCAATGCGAGTTGGTGTAACACGAGTTTCCCAGCGCATGAGCGCATGAATGACGGAGGCGCGAAGCTGCATAATAAAATAGGCATTAATAGGTGCGTCAATTAAGAATGGTAGCAATGAGCCGTAATCACGGCGCATGACACGACTACCGATAGGCGTCATCAATATATCGCGGACGCTTTGTAAGATATGGTTGGTCTGGTCAATACGCTGACCAGTACTGCGTGACATGCCTTTGACATTGATCACAGTGACGTTGTTATCTTGATTAAGCATTAACGCCTCCAGTAGTGTCTGAGCCAGACTTAACGTTTTTATGACCGTGGTCTAAATACGGTTGGTCATTGATAACTAACTTTCCGTTCTGATTAATCGTTTGACCGTTCAAGGTATAAGACTGGCAACCAATAGAATAGGACTCGCAATTAACATCAAAGTTATTACAATCAAAAGAAATATCGCTAGCAGATATTTGCACGCGGTTGGAAATAAGCGTAGTAGTAGAATCATCAGGTAAAGTAACCCCTAGGTTATGTGTCGCGTGGTTATAGATAAATGTCGCACCATCATCACAATGAATCTCAAACGTATCGGCATTGGCGGATGGCATCGGCTGATCATCATAATCAAACGATGTCGTTACCAGTCCAGTCGACAGCTCACCAGTCTCACTAATAACTAAGACTTGCTCACCAACACACGGTGGATTCCAAATTTTGACCTTACCGATGCGAGCTGCTGAAAACTTTAGCCAGTCGGTCTCTAACCCATCTATCTGCACCCGGCAACGAGCATTAGCATGATCGACGTCTGTGACAATGCCTCGATTGATAAAACTTTGGAGCCGGCGCTCGTTTTCGATAGGGGATGTATTCATGACGTTATCGTCACTCATTGCGATTTTTGATACAAAACAAAAAAGCGTGGATTGAGTAAATACACGCAAAAAAGAGCAGGGCATCTAGTCAGCGGTTAATGACTCGCGTAGTACTCGAATAATGATATGTCTGTCAGCACGAGAGATACCGATCAGCTCGCGTTTGGGGTAGGGGTATTTCTTAGAACTATCAGGACGGACAGTACTGCGTTGGCCCTCGTGATGTATGCGTGCGATCTTAGCGGCACTACCTTTAAAACCAATTTGGGCATAGCGACTGGTTGCGTTAAATTTAAGATGACGCGCTTTGGTCAGCTCACGAAACATGGGATTGTTAGAGGCTTTCAACGGATCTACAAAATCGCCACCATCAGGATCAGTTTGTGCGCGGATACGCTCTCGATTGACCGCTCGCATTTCCATAGCTAGAGTGCGATTGACTTTTTTTAACTGCTTATTATCCAGCTGACTCGCTATTGCGGTCGCCCATTCAGGTAATGCAGTGGCTAGTTCAGTTAAGTCACTCATGGCTATAGATTAGGATTATGTAAAGGTGTTGGCGGGTGTAGGATTGGACGTGGACAAGTATTAAACACGTAATGCCCACTGTCATCAGTAGATACCTGGACAATCTCTTCTACTTTAATAGTAAAGACTACCGTGGTTGTGTAGTTGCTCAATATATAGGATTCAAATTCAATCGGTGATGGACCATTTGGGGGGACTGGATCTTGATTCTCTTGATACCATGCCAAAATAGCGATAATGACTAAATTGGCGTCAATGCTCTCAGGGAACTCATCAACCTCGACTAGCAATTGATAGTGTTGACGGTGGCTCAATGATTGACCAGTCCATTTCAGTGAGCCCTTTTCCACGCTAATGATTAACCGGTCAGGGTTCTGGGCAAAGAACTCGACTTTATCAGTTAAAAATTGACGTAGGCTGTCATCAAATATCATGCGGCAAGCTCTCTATCCCAGTATTTCTTGCGATCGCGCATTTTAGTATCGTAATTGTTCTTTTTATAATCGCGACCATTGTAAACTTCAGCGAATAAAGCCCAATCTCCAGTACGGATAGCATTCAACAAGCGATGATCAGTTTCGATAAATCTGCAGAAGGCATCGAGCTGTTCGGGTTCACCTTTTGAAAGCTTGAGAACATAATCAACAGCTGACTTGTAGCCAAGTCGTTTCCAATGAAAGCCCATAATTTGGAACGCGCCCCAACTGGCTGACTCTAAGCCTAGGTCTTTATCGATGCGTCTGGCTTTCTTTAGACGGTCGTGCTCAGCAGTACCGCCACTATAGCCACCAGTACGAGTATTGACCACATCGGGGCTAGCACTAACATGATCAAGCGCTTTGTCACGGCCAAGTTTTTCTTCTAGCAATCGATACATAATATGGCGTTCAAACAATATTTTAATACGCCATTGATTGTCATCTTTGTCAAATAAAAACCCAGCACCGCGTGACTCTACGTCACTAACAGCACGGATGGCAGATTCATCACAACGTAAGCGGCGAGCAGCGACTTTATAATCACAGTCAATCAGTGTCATCGGTTGGGTAGTGCTCATACAAGATTATCCTTTTTTGATTGATTAATAGCGCTAATGAATACGCCATAACGCGCCCAAAAGGCTCGTAATTTAAAATAAGTAGTAGCGGTTGCAGCAGCAGCAAGCATACGAAATATTGGTAGGGCCCACACACCGTCCCGACCAGTGGTTTCATCAAATGCCAAGCCGACACAGCTCAGCGCGAAAAATAAAATAGTGAGCGTAACCAGTGAGCCAAGCTCGCGATGATATTTAATGATTGTCATAGCACAAACGATGGCAATGACAATGATAGATAAAGTCGATAACGTCTCAAGAATGATCATGATTGTCTGCCTCGTTGGCTGGTTTATCTTTGAATAAAAAAGGGAAAAAGTGACGCAAAGCAGCCATTAGAAGGGGCCGTACATTGTCATTCACAAAGTCATAAAATGTGACGAATAATTCTCGTCCGACCATGCCATAAATGATCGCGTAGCCAGTGGCATAGTTGCCACCCGTCAATAGTTTTGCAGTAATATCCGATAGCATCACTGCAAGCAATACACCCGCAGTCGCATTTTGAGATCGCATCCAAAATGGCTCGGCGCGGATCAACAAGAGACGGATGCAAGCGCCACCAGCAGCGGCCCATATAACAGGCAAAGTAATCAACAACCATTGCAGATGGTTACTCATAACATCATCGATCGTTAATACCTGAATTTGAGTTACGTCCATAATTGAATGACCTGCTTTTGTGTACGTTCGGGCGCGTCTGGCAATTGGATATCAACACCGGTAGGCAATACAAGATCGTAACCAACAAGATGCGGATTGAGATCCATAACTTGTTCAGTAACGCCGCCAGTGAAGCTGAAATAGCGTAAGCAGATCAAATCTACTGTGTCGCCTTGCAATGTCGATACAACACGCATCAGATAAGCTCAATGGTTGAATGCGGCTCATCTTTGATATCAGCAATTGCATTGCGTGCATTGCGATAGCACGTATCGATTTGCGGTGTGAGCTCTTTAGTACGGGCAGTAGCATCTTTGCCTGTGTCATAGTCACGATAGTGTTCAGTCAGTTGGGCCTTTGCTAAGTTATAGACGGCCTTTTTGAAGCTAAAACACTTGTCTGTATCATTAGTCAGGTCGTAATCTTCTAAAGTAAGAGAGCCGTGCTGGTGTAGCGCATTGGCCGTCCAAGCTTTTAACTCACGACAGACGCTATTTGCAGAATCAGTCAACGCATATTTCATTCGCGCTGGTGTTACTGTACCGTCGAGCTTCATTGCATCAGCAAAGTCTTTGACAGAAATATCAGGCATAAATGCAGGAGTAATTACTATGTTATCTACGACTGGATTGACAGCGCTAAAACCCATAACAACTCCAAGTATTGATAAGAAAAATAAAATAGGGGGATACTGGATAAATCGTCCGGTCATCATCCGAATAGTCGTCGCCTTGGTACGCCTGTTCTCAGACACGTATTGTTAAGCCGTCACCTCACCAACTAGCTGATTACTCTTTTAGTATCCATTTGACAGTTAAAAATAGGTTGAGGCGGTGGTCATATCGGTCATATGCAGTATCAACTGAATGCGTCAATGAGCCGCCTCGGCTCGCGGCTACGAGTTGTTGTCGCCTAGTAGTTCAGGCGAATCTGGTTGATTTGGTTGTTCTAGCTGTTCAGGTTGTGGGGCAACAGGTTCTAATTGAGTCTCGGGCTGTGCATCTTTGAGCTGTTTTTCAAGACGTTTGATAGAGCCTTTTACGCCACTATTTTCATCAAACTTCAGCGCATTTTGAAAGTTATCTAATGCAAATACTGGATTGACAGCCTCAGTCAATTCACCGACTTGGCGTGATAGCTTTGCGCGTACCTGGTCAGGCATGTCAGCATCAGCGGTAATAGTGGATGCGCGTAGTACTTGAGCGATTTGCTCATCATCAATTTCATTGCTGGTTGCTAATTTTTTAGCAGTATCAGCAATCTCTTCAGCGACGACAGTAGCGAGTGTACGTTGATGCGCGTCTGGCATTTTCAAATCATGCTTCATCGCGTATTCAGCGATATCAAGCGCACGGCCAAAGTTGCCAATGTCGATATGCCATAGCATTAAAGTAGTCAAGAGATTGTCTTGATCACCTTTGCCGGCTGTTAAAGTTGCATTGATCCATTCGTCATAATGACCAACCAATTCGCGCTTCAGCTCAATTTTTGCTTGGATAGATTGCTTAGACTTTAACGCCTGCTTATCTTCACGCAATTTTAATTGCAACATGCGATAGGCTTGATTGGGCCCCGCAGTGATATTAGTTACTTCCTTTTGTGATAGAGCCTTTTGGCGGTGGCGAGCCGCTGGGCTTGTCTTGTCTGTCATAATTCCCGTCCTAGATTAAGATTTTATCGAACTACATCAATTTACGAATTTGCTAGACTGGTTTAAACCAATTCAACATTTTCGATTAGGCAGCCCGCCTTATAGTTTTCAACCACATACGCTTCATTATCTGATTCATAAAAAGCAACGCGACTATATTCAGGCTCATCTTTATGATGACGGCGACGACTATCTTCTTGATAGTAGATAGACAAGTTGTCTAATGGAGTAATCAGGATGGCATCAGCCGGGAAGTTCGGAGGAGTAGATTCAATCTGAACGCCACCGACTTTATCTAGCATTAATAGGCTGTTTACTGCGATGACTTCGCTGGGCGTGTTGTTATCATTGACCATATTAAAGTCACGTGATTGTTTTAAATCACGACCTAAGATAACGCGCAATCCGCTATCATCGCGCACGATAGGGTCAATCAGCTGATCAACACAATCTTTTACTAGCGCATCAAGGTTTTTGTAGCTAGTTGCAGTCGCACCTACTGTCACTTTACCAGTACCAGCTTCAGATTCTGTCATCACTGACTCTGGAGCATTAGAGCGCCATTTTTGTAACCAGCCAATGTTAACGTCCTGCAATAAAGGATTAACATCAATGTCAGTCTCAACAGCTACTTCAGTACCGTTAAAGCCAATTGTGATACGGTCAAGTGCTTGTTGCTTTAATACAGCATCACGAATTTTCTCTTGGAATTTGGGATCACGTGCCCAGCTGTCAATTTTGTTGTACTGAATAGCAGTGTCGAAATCTGTGTGTTCACAGACATAAGTGTAAAGAAGACCGACTTCACCGACATTCTTTGGTTCACGACGCTTGCCAGATTTGGTATTTGTACGGCTTGCAATACCACCACTAATACCAAGCCCCAATGCCTCACCTTTTTGGTCAGTTACTGGCGTAATATTAATTTTTTTCAAAAACTCGCTTGATTCTTGAATTCGCTCTTCAACCTTCTGTTGAACTGAAGGGACGACGGTATATTGATCAGTTGCATTCGGTACGCCATTTAACTGTGCTTGGTTTTCAAGATAGCCGTTAAATTGCTGACGGGTAGTATTTTTCATATTGGGAAAGTCCTAATGTATTAATAGTCAGTTATGTATTGCTTTTAGGCGTTATTAGCAGTCAGATTTGACGTAATCAGATGAGCCGGTTGCAGCTGGACGCTGGGTATAATTGTCTTCAGGCGTATTATCAAGATTGTCTTGCACGCTCTTCAAAGACGTTTCAACTTCGTTTTGCTTTTCAGCAAAATCAGATACCGTCGTGTTTAAATGCCCAACAGAGGCGTTGATCGTGTCAATAGAACTTGCCATTGTTTGCAGAACATCTTGGAAGCTTTTGATGGTTGCTGGCAGTTCAGCAAAAGCTTGTGCGGTGGCTAGCTCTTTGTCTTTATCTGTTTTAGGTGTGACAGGTGCGGCAAACATATCTTTGACGGTTGCAAAGACTGATTTTGGCTCTTCTTTATATTCCCAAGCGCTTTCGGCAGTGGAAATGTAGGTGTCAGGGTTTTGTTTGCGAGCAGATAAAGGGCTGTCGTCGGGGTTCTGTTGGCAAAACTTCATATAGCTGGTGCCAAGTGAGGCAGGACTATCGGTACAAGCTAAACCAACCATATAAGCTTCTTTGGTATCAGCAAATTCTGGATAGAACTCAATAGAGAAATAAACCTTTTGCTTCGACTTGGCGAGCGCGATCAGTTCAGGCGTTGGATCAACTTCTGCCAATAGATATAAATGATCATCAACTTCTTCAGTCGATAGCGATATCACATCGCCATAACAGCGAAAGTCAGAGTTTGGGAACATTGCACGGTAATGTTCTAAATTCACCCGTGCACCGTATACTTCTGGATTATAGCCGGCGGCCATTTGAGTAATGTGGTCACGAGTGATTTCACGGCCGTCTGTAGTTTGGCCAGCTCGTGCAACTCGAAAAGTCTTGGTAGTCATAGACGGTCCATGATGTAAATAATGAGAGTTTAGGGGTCGTAATTTCAAAGCTTTACTTTGACCTATTGCGACAGGCAAAAACAAAACAAAAAAGCGTGGATTGAGCAAATACACGCAAAACAAGCATGATATAGAGAGGCTGATAAACCAAAGTAGCGTCATACCCTTATGAGCTGCGTTAATGTCTGCCCTTATCACCCTACCGACTGGCGAAAATCCAAAAACTGTTGCCCGTGGTCTCTATTGGCAAGGTTGGAGTATCAGCGCGATTGCAGAAATGGTCAGTACGCCGCGCACGACCGTAGATGGTTGGAAAAAATCAGACGGTTGGGATGAGGCAAAACCTTTAGATCGAGTAGAGTCCACGCTCGAAGCGCGTATGGTTCAGCTGATTAATAAGGACGATAAGACTGGTAAAGACTTCAAAGAGATTGATCTGCTTGGTCGTCAAGTAGAGAGAATGGCCAAGATCCATAAATATAAAGAGTCTGGCAAACAGTCTGACCTTAATCCAAATCTATCTAATCGTGGTCGCAAGCAGGGCCAAAAGAACCCTTCAAACGTCATTCAGATTGATGACATCGATAAATTCAAAGATTCATTCAGAGATTGCTTATTTGATTATCAAAAGGTTTGGTATAGCGCAGGTCTGACCAACCGTATCCGTAACCTATTAAAGTCACGCCAAATTGGTGCAACCTGGTACTTTGCGCGTGAAGCTTTTCTTGATGCCATTGAAACTGGCCGTAATCAAATATTTTTATCAGCATCCAAGGCTCAGGCTCGTGTATTCCGCGAATACATCATTGCATGGGCGATGGAAACTGCAGGGATAGAACTGACCGGTGATCCGATCACGCTAAACATAGAAGGGCCCGAAAAGGACTACAGCGCGACCTTATATTTCTTAGGCACCAATAGCCGCACTGCACAGTCGTATCACGGCAACGTCTACATGGACGAATATTTCTGGATTCATAAGTTTATCGAATTTAGAAAAGTTGCATCAGGTATGGCCATGCACAAAAAATGGCGTCAAACATACATATCGACACCATCATCCAAGCAACATCAAGCATATAAATTTTGGACTGGTCAACTGTATAACCGTGGCCGTAAGGGCGATGACCGGATTGAGATTGATGTCACCCCGCATAATCTGAAGAATGGCAAGTTGTGCGGTGATAAACAATGGCGGCAAGTCGTCAATGTTTATGACGCTATGAACGGTGGGTGTGATTTATTTGATATTGATGACTTGCGGATGGAATACAGCGAGGACGAGTTTAATAACTTGCTCATGTGTGAATTTATTGATGACACGTTGTCCGCTTTCAGTGTCAGCGAACTACAGTCATGCATGGTCGATACGTTAGAGATATGGGATGACTGGAAGCCTTACACGCCAAGGCCACTTGGTAATCAACCAGTATGGCTTGGTTATGATCCATCATTGAGCCGTGATAGCGCGGGACTTGTGATATTAGCAGCACCAACCACACCAAACGGCATGATTCGTGGCATTGAGCGTTTGCAGTTTAAAAACCCAGACTTTGAAGCACAGGCGAACGTCATCAGAGAAATGACAGAAAAGTATAACGTGGAGTATATAGCTATTGATGTGACCGGTCTTGGCATTGGTGTCTATCAGTCGGTCATTAAGTTTTATCCGCAAGCTGTCAAGCTGCATTACAGCCCAGAGTTGAAGCAGCAATTTGTCCTAAAGACAAAGGACGTTATCAAAAAAGGCCGCTTAACTTTTGATCACGAATGGACAGATGTAGTAGGGGCTTTCACATCAATCCATAAAACAATTACCAATAGCGAAAGGGCGGTGACTTATAAAGCCGATCGCAATGAAGATACTGGCCATGCTGACTTAGCGTGGGCACTTATGCATGCACTACATAGAGAACCTTTGGCAATTGCTCAAGGTTATGACGAATCAGCACTGGAGATATATTAATGAATGAAACTGAAAACCTTGATGCAGTAGATATGCCTGGTATGGAGGCTTTCACGTTTGGCGATCCAATACCAGTTATGGAGCAGTGGCAAAGTCTGTACTGGGGTGAGTGTCACAATCATCAACTATGGTATGCGCCGCCGTACGATCCAGATGCTTTGTCTAAGACAATGAGAGCATCGCCACATCATAGTAGTGCTATCTTTGTTAAGCGCAATATCTTGGCCAGTACTTTTATACCGCATCCTCTACTATCACATCGTGATTTCAGTAAGCTTGCATTAGATCATTTGACGTTTGGCAACGCATACGTTGAGCGAGTACAGTCACGATCCAAAAAAACTATGAAGCTAAACGTACCATTGGGTAAATACATGCGCGTCGGCGTCAATGGTGACAAATATTATTTTGCCACGCACAGCTGGGCAGAGCCACATGAATATAAAGCAGAAAACATCTGCCATATAATTGAGCCGGATGTTAATCAAGAAGTGTATGGTGCACCTGAATATTTGTCCGCATTGAATGCAGCCTGGCTTGATGAGTCAGCGACGTTATTCAGACGTAAGTATTATTTAAATGGTAGTCATGCGGGTTACATCTTATACATCAATGATCCAGCAACAAACAAAGAAGACATTGATGCAATCCGTAAAGCTTTGAAAGACAGCAAAGGCCCTGGTAACTTTCGTAACCTATTTATGTATTCGCCTAACGGTAAAAAGGATGGAATCCAAATCTTACCGATCAGTGAGGTCAGTGCCAATGATGACTTCTTTAAAATCAAAGAAGCGAGTCGAATAGATATTGCAGCTGCTCATCGAGTGCCACCTCAACTGATGGGAGCGTCACCAACCAATGCTGCGGGCTTTGGTGATCTAATCAAAGCAGCCAGAGTTTTCGCAGTCAATGAGCTTATGCCTTTACAACAGACCATGCTACAAATTAACGATTGGCTAGGTGAAGAAGTCATACGATTTAAAGACTACGAGCTGCTAAAAGATAATAGCTAGAGCAGCAATACAACTATGATATAATTATTATAGTTTCTTAGGTTGCAATTTACTGGGTACTGATGGGGTGAATTCTGGAACAACCATTAGCGCTTAGTAGAAAAGTTTATAACACAAATCATCCGCTCCCAGTCGAGCGGATTTTTTTCGTCTACCAAAAATCGCAATCGAAGCCCCGCCTCGCCCACGATAAAAAAATGTGATTTTTGACGACCATGACGATCCTGGTGGTGGCTTTGGCGTAACTAGGGGCAGGGCAGATAATTAGGTGTTTTAAATGACGAGATATGACGAATATTTATACTCAATCCCACGCTAAAATACTTGGGATGTAGAAGTTAAGGCGCTGTACGTGAATAAACACAAGGTTTGCGGGTGATAGGTCAGTTCTGTGCAATCCCACGGTCTATCCCATCGTGGGATTAGACTCAAATTGCAGACATAAAAAAACCTGCTCGAAAGCAGGTCTAGTATAGGTTTGAGAACTTTTATCACTATCTGAAAATGGTGGGGCTGGAGAGACTCGAACTCTCACACCTTGCGGCGCCAGAACCTAAATCTGGTGCGTCTACCAATTCCGCCACAGCCCCATTTTCGTT